AATATACCACAGGCATAAGCGTAAAAGCAAAAGAGCCCCGGATTGGAGCTCTTCTACGCTTGTTTGAAACGCTACTGCTTAGGCGACGCGCTGCAAGACAAGACTAACACAGGCGTTGGCTAGACCAGTCAGTGTCCCGGCCAAGATGACATTGACACGGTTGCCGGCGCTAATCGTGGTCGGCGTGGCAATCACGGTACCGTTGAGGGTAGTGTTTGCCGTACCGCTCAGAGAGACAGTACCTGTCAGCTGGTTTGTACCAGAGCCAACAGCCTGCGTACCAGTCGCTACTTCGACCTGCAAGCTACCTGACGTACTGGTGGTACCGAATGACACGGCCACACCAGCAACGACGTACTGACCGCTCAGGCTGTCATTGACAAAAAGCGTCAATGAGGCGCTCGTGGCACCTAACCCGGGGGCTTGCACTGTCTCATAGACTGGCAGGATGACTATGGTACCGGCCGCCGTACCGCCAGCTGGCGCCTTGGAGTCAATGACGGCCCCAAGACGAATAGCTTCGACGTATTTACTTAATCGCTTCATATGCTACCTCAGTCCAAGTTCAAGGCAATTAAGCCAGATTTACTAGCAGCGGTCGCCTGAACGACGGTACCAATCTGTACGTCAGTGGCGGCCGCGGAAGCGACAACGGCACCGGCGACAGTGGTACTTTGCTTAAGCTTACCGAGGGCGACGAGCGCACCGGCGGCATCATTGACAACACCGACTGGGCCAAAAGTCTGCACCCAGCCCCAGCTGTTGGCACTGGCACTCACGACAGCGACACCGACGGGAAGGCCGGCAGTTGAGCTGGCTACGACACCGTTAAACATTGCGGGGCTTAAGGAGACGACGTTGGAAGTTGTCAGGGCGTTTAAGAGTGGCTCGCGGCCATCGAGTACTACCGTAATCACGCTTGAAGCGTTGCCGGCAGTGTTGCCCTTAATTTTTCGAGTGACGGGCACACCTGAGCCATCGACACCGACGACTAACAAGCCCTCAGCGTACTGGTCAGCGGTTGCAGCGGTTGCACCGAGCGTAACGAGAACCTGAGAAGCGTTAATTGAAGCAGCGGTTTGGACGCTGACGTTCTGGTGGTTGGCAACGAGCGTAGGCGCGATAACCAAGTTTCCAGCTGTGACTGCTCCCCCGAACTGCACGTAGCGGTAGCGACGACCATCAGCGGTGGCACCGACTGTGCCGTAGTTATCCTGCTTTGAAGCAGTGGTAGTGGCGAGGTCGGTTGAAGTAAGTTGTTTTACACCTGATTCCATATATAGTCCTTTCCTCCTCTAGTTAGAGGTGACACCTGTTAATTTGCCATTACGTCGTGGCTGGCGGTGGATTAAGTTACCCATCAGAATGAGCAGTCCAACTTCACCGTAGGCGTTTACCGGGCTCATCAGTTCACGGAACTGGAATGAACTTGGCATTGGCACGTCTTTGTAAAAGCCCTCTGTCACTTCGACAGTTGAGGCAATCTGATTTAGGTCAGAGTCAATCAGTCGGGCGAACTCGAGGTAGTATTCATTGAGCCAGTAGAACGTACCAGAGGTACAGTTGTCATCGGCAACGAGTGGGCGCGCGCGGTAAACGAGGGCGTTGAAACCACCGAAACCAGTCAGACCCTCACCGGGCTTATTGACGCCACCGGGAGGCGTCCCACCGTCAACACGGTCGTAGCCACGGATACCAATAGTCTCGTAGCGCCCGGATACCATCGGCTGCATTAGACCCTCAAAGAATGTCCAAACTGCCTTAGTCGTTAAACCAATGGTCGGGCTTTCCATCTGTGAACCAGCGGCGCTGACGTTATCGAACTCGCTGGAAGCGTAGTCGAGGCTAACAGCACCGTTTGTGACAGGCGTTAAGTCACCGTTAATGTAGGGGTTAGTTGCGCGAGTCACGCCACCGTAGGAGGCAGAGTTGGCGCCGTTGTCGACAATCAGGCCAAGACCGTCGAAGTCTTTACCAGAACCGAAACCGTAGAAGACCTGACCGTTGCGCTGCATGCTTGAGATTTTAGCCTCATCCATGCGCGTCGCCAGCAAACGGAGAACAGCTTTTTCGCTGTTGCCGTTGACGGCCTTTTCAATACCGGGCAGCACGACGCTTTGTTCGTCGGCGGCCACGTACCACTGCAAGTTGCGAGTGTTGTTGGTCGCGCCGGTTGGGAATTGGTCCATACCTGAGAACGAGCCACCCGTGTTGGAGTTACCAACCGAGATGGGCTGGTTCATAGTGATACCCTTCCATGTGCTCGGCTTGCTCAAAACTTTGGCAAACAGGATGTTAGAGTTGTTGATTTGGTCAACGATGCTTGGCAAGATTTCCTGATAGGTAATATCTGCCACGCGGTCGGTGAATATTGTACCAGCCATGTGTAATGTCCTTCTCTTGTTAAATTAAAACAGCCATATAGCGAGTTGGGCTATATGGCTGCCTTTGGTAGTTATGCTATACGAATATAAACATAAAAGCAATACTATTTTTTGGGCGTGCTGTCTGTGACCTTTTTAACTGTGTCGGCAGCTGTCTTCCCAGCAGCGTCGGCATCGGCCTCGACAGCCTTGGCTATTTTCTCGGTATCAGCCTTAATCGGCTCAAGGACTTTACTAGCCTCAGCTTTGGCAATTTTCTCAACTGCTGGTGTCAGCTGCTCGAGTAAATGCTTGGGCTCAACCTTGGTAACGAAGTCTTTCACTTGCGTCACCATGTCGGCTAGCATGGTCGATTGCGGCTTATTGTTTAAGTGTTCAACGAGCTTTTCGCCCTCATCCCGGCTTAATATGCCCTTTAATTCGAGGACAGCAATAATGGCGTTTAGATTCATAATGCTCCTTTCTACCAACTATCGTCGGCGTCTAATCTGGCTAATATATCACGAGTCGTAGTGCCGGCTTTCACAGTTGGCTTGACGATATTGCTACTGCTCATGCCCCGGTTGCTGTCACTCCGTTCGGCGCCACGTTTGCGCTCATCGTCTTCTTTCTTCTGGTCGTCATCGGCTTTTTTCTCGGCTTGCTTGGCGGGGTTAGCGCGTTCCCATAAGTCAAAAGCTTCGGCAAAGCCAATATGCTTATATGGTCTTCCCTGCTCGTACTGCTTCAAATATAGTTCGTTGCGTTCACTCATGACGGCCAGCACTTCACTCATTTGCTTGGCGGCCGGGTCATCATCGAAACCGGATTGACCGGGTTGAATCTTAAACTTCGCAAACCGACCCTCTTTTTGCAAGTCAGCCACGTCAGCCCGAATACCCTCGTTCTCACGCTTCTCAAAGTCTTGGGCGGCAGTCTGGCTCTGGTTGCTCCGGTAGCTGCCAAGCAACTGTTCGGCCTTGCGTTCTAAGCGGTCAAAACCGGATTGGGTAATACCGCGGTCGGCATCGGAGGCAAACTTAAAGTCACGTGGAATGTCCTGCCATGAGTACGCTTTCAGCTCGACCTCTTTGGCATTTTCACCCTCACCACGGATACCACGAATCACGATAGGTTCACCAATATTATCGGCTATGTGCTTTGACTCGGCTGGACTGAGCTGGATACCGGCCATGTCGGTTGCCGGCGGGGTTTCAACGGGCGCGTCTACTTCAAGGGCGTCATCAGCCGTAAAAGTACCCTCATCGTCAGCTTTTTTATCATCGTCTTTGTCTAGGTCTTTTTTGTCTGAATCATCCGCTGCATCGTCGGCTGGCTTGTCGCTATCGCTAGCTCCTGACTTGCCAGCGCCAGCATCTTTGGTTTTGTCGTCTTGCGTCTCTTTATCATCTTTTTTACTGGTATCAGTCTTTGCCTCTTCGGCTTCTTGTTTGGCTATGGCCTGTTCAACAATATCGGTTGTTGACTGCATTGGGCTCTCCTTTAACTTATTATCTAACTATACCATGGGTAAACTACCCGGATTACCCGGCTGAGGCATTGGTGGTTGACTGGGGGCAGGAATCGGACCACCGGTGAAGATGCTGCTCGGCGATGGGGGCAGTGGTGGTCCTTGAGGTGGCATCATTGGACTACCGGGCATTGGTGGAGCTCCGGGAGCCATAGGTGGGGCTGGCGGCATCATGCCGGGCTGGGGTTGAGCCATGGGTGGCATCCCGGGCATTGGTTGAGGTGGTGGCATACCAAGTGGCGGCAGTGGGGATTGCGGACGCAAAGCATCAGGGTTCTGTTCGTCTATTTGGCTGAGTTCTTCTAGTTGCATGCGTTGCTCAAGGCTGTCGACACACTTATTGACGTACTTAATAAAGCGGTTCTGGTCAGACTTCTTGGCTTTCAGGAAAGTATCGTTAATCATCAGCTTGCGGAGGCTGAGAACGTATTCCTTGGTAGGATTGTCTTTTTCAGCCACCTCTTTGCCGTCCATGAGGTCATTAAAGGCCACGTAGGCTTCACTCTCGTCAATCACGTCAAGCGCATCGCGGGCCAGTGCGGTCGGGTCGGCCTGCTGCTTGGCCCAGTTGTCGTAGAGTTGCTGGGCGTTGTCGAGGTTGAGCAGTTTGTAAGCATCAAGCAGCGAGATAGCTTTTTCTTTCAATAGTTGTAACACAATCGCCTCAATCCGCGAGCGGTCGGGGTTGGCTGGAGTAGTCGCCTTGACGCGAATCCCCTTGTGAATCAGCGAGCGCTTAAGCGTAATAAAGTCAAACTCCCCATCCCCAGCGTCGTAGGTGAAGTTGTGGGGCTTATCGTCGGTGTACCAGACAATAAACATTTGCACAAGGTACTCATAGAAGTCACCGAGCATGCGGGTAATCGAGCGGACCATCATGTCTTGGCGGCCGGCAGCGGCGTTCTTCTTAATCATCACCTGCCCGAGTGTCGGGTCGCCATCGTCAGCTTGTGAGCCGGTGAAGTCGGTTGGTGCGCCCATGATGTTCCCGATTTGCATACGGGCGTCCTGCTTGTCTTGGATAACGTAATCCGGTAGCACCTGAGCTTGCAATTGCATCACCAATTGACTTAGTTGCTGGCCGTCTTCATTCTCAACAAACAGCTTTTGGTTGGGGTCGCCAGTCATGTTCTGGCCGTCGTCTTTGGTCAGCCCGGAGCTGGTACCAATAACGAGAACGCCGTTTGCCTTATCGGCGTTCTCGGCAATCTGACGGCCCCGGCGCATGAGGTACTGCTGCATTGGTACGGCTTGCTCGAGCGGCGTGGTGGAGTCAATCACGTGTGTCCCGTAGTTGACTAAGTTGCCGAAGATGTAGGGCTTCTTGGGGTACTTAATCAGGTTCAAGTCTTTGCGGCTGTATAGAAAATTAGGGTTACGCATCTTTTCAAGTACCAAGTCGTTGTAGTACCAGACAACCCCCTCTTGCGGCTGGTTCTTGTCATCGTAGTGGGTAACCCAAACCTTGCGAACGGCGAGCTCTTTGGTCATTTGCTTGGGTGTCTTGCGCTGAATACCAAGTTTGCTGAGTATGTCTTCCTCTTTATCGGGGAACTCAACTATCAGCTCTTCGGGGGTTCGTTTCAGCACGTGGCAGATAAAGCCGGGGTTCTTGCCGAGGGCAGCGTTCTTGTCGAGGATGGTGTGTTCAGGGTCAACGGCTTCGGCCACAATCTCTTGCAGTACGTCGTCGTAATAAAAGTGTATGATTGACACCCGTTTGTTGAGAATGTTCCGCACGCACACCTCAATAATCTGGTCGAGCTTGATAATGTCCTCACAGAAACACTTAATCGCTTTCTCTAGGTCAGCGGCAAATAGCTTGTGCATGTCCTCTTTACCGGCTGGCACGACCAATGGGCCGGCAATCTGGCTGGTAACATAGGCGATAATCGACTCCTCGCCGACGAAGATTTGGTTTTCCTTGTAATGCTTTTGGTGCTTGTACAGGCCGCTCTCGCCTATCTTACCGAGATGCATGCGAGTGTTTTCAGCCCGGGCGTTCTTGAGGTCAAACCCCTTGGCGTCGTTCCAATAGCTCTCACTGTCGTTAATCCGGGCGTTTAAGTTGCGAATAATGTCCTTATCGGGCATGTCGAGACTTAAAACGCTAAGCTGGTCAATCTCACCAAGCTGGTCGGTAAAGTTATCAACTGAGGTGTTGTTGAGAATGGGAGCGGTCCGGTCGTACTGGATTGCCATTATTGGTTCATCTTATCTGTTAGCTTAGTAAAGTGGTCATTTAGCTGGCGCTCTAGCTGGTCGTGATGCTTGTGCTGTTGCTTCTTGAGCTTAAAGTACCCAACAATCCATAGTGGTATCGCCCAGAGTAATGAAGCTATCAAATTACCCCAAATTGCACCGTCGGGCCAATGTAGAAAATAGGTAATGTCATGCATGTATTTGCTTATTTAACCCTTTAGCTTGTCTAATAACAAAGCCTTAAGCAATATCATATCACGGTTGGAATAAGATTTTGAACAAAGATTTACAGCTATGGCATTTATACTCGACAAATTGGTTGCCGGGTGGCAGTTCTTGGTAGCTCGCGCCATACGCATTGGATAGCAGCATTTGCTTGGAGTTATGACGAAAGACAATTCTGCCACAACGCGGACAACGGAACGGCGTCAGCTCAATTGCCGGGCTTCGGCTGGCGTAGATGTAGACGACGAACTCCATTACTGGGCCTCTTTTTTGTCAGTATGGTACTTGTCGATATAGCACTGCAACATTAGGGCAGTCTCGTTTTGATAAATAATATTACCCTCTTGGTCATGTCTGTAAAGGATATCAGTAAATGTGTAGTTTGGTGTAGTAGCTTTTGGGAATGAGAAAGTAATAACGGTGGTCTGCCGGTCATTTTGTATTTCACCAGCGCTATCAAGATAAACCCGATTACCGTAAGTGTAGCCAGCGTCCTCAAACCAGTCTTCTTTATAAGCCATGTTATACCTTTCTTGGCGTTAGTTTACGATTGCCGTGAATATATCCGCGCATTTCCTGACACCCACTAGCTAGGAATATACCACACATGACGTTAATAATCCTCATTTGAGGCTTTGAGGGCTTTGCCAATGTTAATCTGACCACCTGACGCATAGCCATTGGCGATACTAAAGGTTGGCTGCGCGCGCTCTCCGGGGACTATAGCGTCCACGACCCCGGCTGTCCCGACACCAGCCCTGCTGGGCATCGGTAACTGATAAGCGGCGCTGTCCGAGGCATCGTCATTAGAGGCTTTCGGGAACAGCTTTAACTCCTCTTCTAACTCAACACACTGATTCTGACCAGCATACGTCAAGTGGTAGATGCCACCATGCTCATAGCGTGGGACGAGCGCCTCAATCCGTAGTTCTTTCTGAGCCCCACCAGTTTTGAGCAAGGTTAGGTCGAGGTAAATGCCCCGTTTTCGCATCTCCTCCTTGATACTAAATAGCAGCCCTTGGGTAAACTGGTTGTCTTCAATACCAATTTTGCGTAAGTGGTAGCGGTTCCAGTTCGTGAATAACAGGTCAATAATGCCGGTAGCGCTCAACTTTTCGCGGTAGCTCATGAAATGCCACATCGGGTTATCGCCCCGGGCATTTTCGATAAAGTTAACTGTCACGCCAACGAAGTCCTTACCCTCTTTAATATCATCCTTGCCACGGGGGTCGATGGTCATGACATTGTAAGTAGTGGCTGGGTCAAGCTGCTCGTATGGCTTATAGCGAAACCATGAGTGCTTAAACTTGCGGTTCTCTTCGTCAATTGGGTTCTGCTGATACAGCGCACTAAACTCATAGCTACCCATGGCTGTCTTCATAGTCAGTAGTTTGTCTCTGTTAAACTTAGCCGGCCACAGTGCATCACCAACTAAACGGTGGTCGTCATTCTCAGTAGCGAGGGCTTTGTAGCTGATAATGTCCCATTCGTCATACGGCTCACCGTTTATCTTAGCTAACTCAGTATCACGGAGCACTCGGCCGGCAAGGTCATCTTCGTGCCAACGGGTTAGGATAAAGACAATCATGCTGGCCCCCTCCTGCCGGGTGTAGAACGTTGAGCGGTACCAGTTATAGCGTGACTCCCGTACTACTGCCGAGTCAGCCTCTTCACGGTTTTTGAATGGGTCGTCGATAATACCAATCTTAAAGCCACGACCAGTTAGAGCACCGCCCACACCAACGGCTGTATAGCTGCCACCGCTATTCGTTACCCATTTACCCTTGGCCTTGGCGTCACTACGGAGCTTAGTATCGAACATGGCACTGTACTCATCAGATTGCATGATGTTTCGGGTTAGCATACCGAAGTCAGTTGCCAGCTCATCGGAGTAACTACTAATCATAATCGGCCATTCAGGACGTTTGCCGAGAACCCAGCTCGGGAACTTCTGAGTCGCGGTATCACTCTTGCCATGACGAGGCGGCATGAATATCATCAAGCGGACGTTTTCACCTCGTTCAAGTCGCCGATAACCATCTTCAAGCTGCCGGGCTATTTCGGCATGGAACCACTGCATTGAGTAGTGTTTATCAATGAGGATACAATACTCCCCAAATGTACCATTGTCGGCTGCTTCCCTATATATCGGTTCGAGCGGCGCGGGCTTTAATAAGCTGTTCTGCTTGTTCTGCACTTATCCCCAGTCCTACATCGTTACCATTGGTTGTGATGTCTGTTTCTTGCCTATCGCGGTAGCCGTGCTGAGGTTGCTTCAAACGAAAGATTGCTAGGGTTGGGTTGTACTTGCCAGTACCACCTTTTTCGAGCAAATAATCCTCTTGTTTTCTGATGGCTCTTTTTCTTAGTTCGGAAAACTCTACCCAATCAATAAGGTTGTCATGCGTAATATTATATTGTAAAGCAGTCTTGTCATAAGATACGAACTTACTAATCCTTGAGTCGTCAGTGTCGGTTATAAAAGACTCAAAAGCTTCATACACCTCAAGGCGTTGTTCAGGTGTTAGTTTGGGAGGTCTGCCACCTGCATGACGAGTGTTTACGTTTTGAGTGTTTGGCTGGCCTATTACGGGCTCACTTGCTTCTACCATAATGCTTTAAGTTATAACAGAGCTTGAGCGGAATGGCAATCGTGAAAATATTCATCATGGGTGACGGAAGCTTTTAAGCTGTTGCAGTGGAAGCAGCACGGAATCAAGTTGCTGAACTCATGTCTCAGCTGTGGGGCTCGGCTTCGGGGGATGAGGTGGTCGAGAGTCAAGGTTGCTTGGGTGAGGTACTTACCACAGTAGTGACAGATGTAATGCTCGGCTTCGTTAGCCTTTTGCCATTCTAGTTTGGTCTTGTACCAACTGGCGGCTTGTTTGCCTTTGGGTGAAAGGTATTTGCGAACGGTTGGACACTGAAACGAATGGTGACGTTCACTGCCACAATGCTTGCACGGCTTATGATGAGTAATCAAGACGGAAGCTCCATGATGATTTCCTTTTTGCCGGTTCCCTTTTGATACCGATAGTAGCCTGAGTGTTCACCGCTCGGCACGTAGAACACTACGCGGCCGGGCTTGTTCTCGACGACTGTGGCCTCGGTGCCATCGGGAGCGGCAAAGCGGAGTGTCTCTACATGGCTCCGCTCGAGGCTGCTGGTCTGACAATTGCAGATAGTGCAGCGAGTAGCGTACATAAATGGAATGTGAACGTGCTCGGTGTGCTTTTGGCAGCTAGCGCAATAGAGTTTCATGAGTCTGAGTAGGGTAATCTGCCCTGAGTTACTGGCTGTCTATGCGTCTTCTTTTCGTGTTCGAGAGGGTATCTTTCAAGGTAACTTTTGGGGGCATTCTCTCTGTTTAAGTATAGCATTTTAATCTGTTTCACGAAAGCTTGTTGCTCTTTGGTCCCCTTTATTTCTTTGTTCATAACGCGCCAGATAGTTGCGCCCTGAATAGCAGTGACGAATCGAGGTTGACGGTTGTTTAAGAGTATAAATGCCATAGCTGTATTATCTCACGTTATCTCTCTTAAGCAAGCTGTAGGACTACCAAATTGTCAAGTTGTGAGCTTCACATTTTTCGGGGGAACGACCCCACTTTAGTAGCCCTACAGCGCCAGTAAAGCCGTCCACGGGTGGGCCATGGTACGAATCTTACTGGCTAACACCTAGCAACACGGGTATTAAACTACGTTCGGCGGCTTACCCTGCCCATCTTTGGAGAGCGCCCACTGCTAGGAGCTGTGACTTGCTTAATAATGTAAAGCGAATCCCCGGAGGGTTCGTGGCGAGGCAGTTTAGTGACTAAGCCGAGTTGGCTATCCTTATGCCCGGGTCAAATACTACAGCTCGGCGCCGCAATCAAAGCAGACCGTCTTACCGTTCACCTCTTCAATATAGGTACCATGGTCACCAAAAGCAACACATTCACGGAACGCTGCTGCAAACCACGCCCGGGTATCACGCGCAAGCGCTGAGGCGTCAAGGAGTTCGACCCTCATGACTCGGACTCCTCGGCTTCGGTTAAAGCTTCTTTCCATTGGCGCTCAACGCTGGCCGGTATGCTGCTCCGCTCCAAACGGCCAAGGTCAGCAATCGCGTCGTTTATGACCCCATCAATATCGGCGGCGGTGCCGAGGACTTCCCAGTTGCTAGTAATACGTTCATCGCCAACGTCTACACTGAAAGTAATAGTAATCTCGCACTTCTCGTTAAAGTCTTCTCGCTCAAGCATGACTGCTCTCCTCGGCCACGCCACACTCAGTGCAAACTTGGACTGGCACCTCAACGTCGATGGTGTCCTCAAGGTCTGGGCTCCAATAGCTCTGGCTGACGGTGTCTGTCTCGAATGACTGGCAGGTGTGGCTGTCGCTCGCACCACAGTCCGGGTTTTGACATTCCCAGATACCGGCGTACTGGTGAGGGTAGGTATAGAGCACAGCTAGACCGCCGCACTCGCTACATTTTTGGGCTTTGTTCATGGTATGTCTCCCCTACCCTATTTAATTCGCTTGGTTAGGTACTGAGTAGTCTTCATCTCGACGGCTTCGGGGAGCGTGTCGCCATGGTTAAGCATGAAGTTCAGCTTAGTTGTGTCAAGGGTTTGCTTGTAGAAGCGAGGGGGTAAATCGCCAGTGGCCTTCCAGCTCTTGCGCTCGGCGATAGTTAAACTGCCCCAGTCGCCTTTGATGCTTTTGACGTTGTGGTTTAGCATTTGCTCTTCGACTTGGCCCCACGCGTTCTCGAGGAGGTTTTGTAGCTGCTTGGCTTGAGTCACAAAACTCTCGAAAGTAGCCGGGTTGCTGATGTCGAGCCCTTTGGTGTTGAGGAGTGAAAATTGGTTGTTCATGGTTTTTTCGCCTTTCCATGTATTACTTAACTACCCCTATACTACTCTTACCTTTGCATATTGTCAATATAGAAAATACCGCAAGTGACAAACTGTGGATAAG